GCTATCGTTGTGATGTATGGTGCGAAACTAGAACCTGTTGCAAAATCTAATAAGGAACCTGTTCCTGCATATCCCTCATCACTATACGAAGAACTTGCTGGCCAAATTGGTGATATGTTTAAATGTTGTGTTCCATAACTTCCACTAAACAAATCTGCTGGAACTCGATAACTACCACTATTTCCAGGTGTCAAAGTAATATTTGAACTATTTAAAAATTCACCTTTACCAACATTACATTGTATTTCTCTTTCATAAATTTTTTGTGTTGATTTAAAAGTTATTTCCCAACCATCACCACCACTTGTATTACCAACATCTTTATAAGAACCGGTATCAGTTATAATGATTAGTCCGTGATTATACATAACATTACCTATAATACTACCGGTTGTTTGTCCACCACCACCAGATTTAAACGATTCCGATGCTACTGCGAAAGATGATGAATAGTTATTATCATATAGATTACCTAATCCGTCATCTTTTAAAGTATAGGTTATGTCTGTGCTGTTATCAGTAATTGTAACTGATTTTGGTTTTATTCTTTCACCATAAAATTTTCTTGGGATACTAATGATTGAAGCTGATTCGTGTAATATTCTTGAAGAATAATTGTATACTATTCTATTTGGAAAATCTGATTCGGATGATGAAACAATAGATTTTCTTGGTGAGTTTGTTTTTTCCCAATGAGTTAAATCTATCTCACTACTATCCACGACATTTGTATCACGATAAAACATATTGTTTATTGTAAAATATAATGGAAGTTCGTAGAATGTTGCATCATAAGGTTTTTTACCCATTGATGCAGAGATAGAATTATATTCTCCGAAACTTTGTGAATTTGCTGTTGAGAGTTGGAAGTTGTAATTACTACCACTTATTGCACGAATACCATAAACTCCACTCCCACTATCGTTGTTTGAGAATGTAAATTCCTTGTGGACTTCAAATGACCTAAGTGATACATCTTCCGGGTTTAGATTTTTGTAAATACCCATTTGTATAACCTAATTAAAAGTCTAACTTAACTTTAATAAGAGCTTCTCTACTTCTTGATTTTAAAATTGGTTGACTTAGTTTTGCAATAGCTAATGGTTCTGCTGTATCCTCACCATATAAAGCTACAGTTGTGATGTAAGTTTTTGGGTCGTTCTTAAATGACTCAATTTTTATATCACCAGAACTTGACACATAAGTTGGATTTGTGCTTGAATTAAATTCACTATTTCCAACTCTACAAAAGTAATGTGTTGAACTAACTGCTTCTTCTCTACGAGCTTGGAATGAACCTGTAAATTCAAAAGCTGCATATAATCTTGAAACTGAACTTGAACCAACAGGTAATAATTCATTAGAACCTGTGTTAAGTGATAGTAAAGGACCTGAAACTCCTGCTGTGTTAGCGTTGTTTTCAGCATCACCACCAGTTGAACCAAGTTGTGATAATGATAAAGCGTGAGCGTTTAAAATAACTAATCCTAAGTCTGGATAAAATTTACCATAAGAACCAGTTGCATCATTCATATCAGCGGCTGAAAATGCTATTGTTGTTGAACCACCTTGTATAGAACCAGAAACAACATTGTATTCTGTTACACCTGCTGAATTTACATATGATGAATTTGTTGAACTATCGTCTATTAATCTAACGAAGTGTCCAGCACCACTACCAGAGTTACCTAATTTTATTTCCCAATTCCCAGGGTCAACTTTTTCTCTCATACGAGCTCTATCAAATGATAAAGCAAAAATATGTTGTTGAGTTGCTGCATTAGTAGAATCAAATGTAAATAATTCTGTTTCTGGTGGTTGAGTTAAATTTAACATTTGTCCATATACAGTTGCTGTTTCTCTATTTCCTGTTACACCAGGTTTTCCTAATGAACCACTACCACCTTTGTGTCCGTATAGAATTGAGAATTGTTTTGCTGATGATGCATCTGAAACATCTTTGTTAAATATTTGCATATAGTATGCACCATTTGAACCTGATTGGACTGATGATGTAAAGAAACTTGATAAAGTTGATGCTCCTTCTGACCAAATACCAGACGATACCGATTGGTCTGTTTCTCTTACGATATCATTTTGTTCGTTTAGATTTTTTTGATAGCTCATTCTTTACCCCTTAGTCTCTTTGTAATTCAATTGTTAAAGTTTGAATTTTACCACTATCAACACCTGTTGCTGTAAGAACAACTTGTCTATCTTGATTTCCAAGAACTGCTTTAGGTTTACATCTAATGGTAATTGATGTTCCTCTTATTGAAGATGTTGAACTTCCTCCACCACTACCACCGGAAGAACCATATGCACCTCCTCTAACTGAACCTAAACCAGCACCAGGGTCAGGTCCCCCTTGTTCTTGTGGTGGGCCTTGGTTTGGAACACTCACAATACTTGCGTATTGAGTGCTTGACAATACAAAGTCATACAATTCATTAGCAAAATTATCAGTTGATGCTTGATATATACCTGTTTTTGTTGCATTTATAGCAGTTGGACCTGTGAGTGTTACTATTGGTGAATTACCACTACTCTGTCCTGGATTATTTGTTAAAAAGTATTTAACTGCTAAGGTTTGATTTGGGATAGCTTCTAGAAGATTCATATTTTCTATTGCTTGTCCATAAAAGTTTGAACCATTTGGATGTGTGATATCATACAATCCGTAATCAATCTCATCATCTGCTAATGCAAACTTTGTAATTTTAAATTTTCCTTCTCCTTGTGCTAATAACTCACGACCTTTTTTTGTTAATATAGCATCTACTGTTATGGTTGTGTTATCTAAAACTCCCATTTTTACTCCTAATTGTGATTAAATTTTGATTTCATTTTGAAACTACTTTGGTGTCAATTATAAATATATGAAAACAAAATTTTTGGTTAATTTATTTCTTTCTTATGACTTCTAATTTTTTACCATCTCCGGATTGTTTTGATATAACTGCGGTTGTTGATGCAGCTACAACTATGACTGGTAATTCTCCATCAGTAGTTGTATCAATTGTATTTTTTACTCCTTCAAATTGACTTCTTCTATATCCAGTTAAATAATCTGAAGGTGGTTGGTATTCAGCTTTTTTAAGTGATGATGAATATGCATGAAGTGCAGAACTTGAAAATGGTGCGTAAATTGTTGAACTTAAACTTGTAGTTCCAGCTTCTCCTACTGCGGCGGAACTTGTGTAAAATATATCTCTTGTTTCAAATCGTTCACTTTCTCTTGATGACGAAATAAATGGTGATAATGCTTCATTGAACAATACATCAGGAACTTTTACTCCTTCTGTAATAGAACCTGTTGCATAACTTCTTACAAAAGAGTCTCTGTATCTAGTCAATCTGTTAAAAGATGCTGATAATGATGAACTTGCTACTAAATACAATGAAGGTTCTCTTGAAAAACTCTCTGATATAATACCATTAAAGTCTTCTCTTGATGAAGTTATTGATATTACTGGTCTTTTAAAAGATTGTGTTGCTTCTGTTAGGCTAACATTTATTTCACCAGTTTTGTTTACTAATTCTACACTTGTCCCTTTACCAATTACTTCTTTTGGTCTTTCTAATATTGTCGGTTCAATCAATACACCAAAATTAAATTTAGTTCTAGCCGGTATTACTTTTTTAACTTGTTCAAATATTGCTTGGTCATAGTATTTAATCAATCTCATATAATCCCAAAAGTTATTTGTTCCTTTGTATTTTTGGAAAAATGAATCTGATAATTTTCTTAAACCTCTATAAAATAATTCTTGTTCATCTCTTGGGTCTCCTAGTTCTTGATTAAAATCTAAATCGGCTAGTGATTCAATAATATCTCTATTGATAACATCTGTTGGTGAAAAGAACACTCCAACTCTATTTGAATCTATTGGTGAAGTATCATATGAACTTTCTTCGGTTCTATAATCTACTGATAAGTTAGAACCACTTGGTATCCAATTTCGTTCTACACGAACTTTAGAATTACTTAATTTTTGTCCAACATTTGGCGTTAATGCTTTTTCTTCTTGTTCAACATTACTAAATGTGTTTGCTGTAAATGCAACTGCACTACCACTTTGATAAGCACTACTTGTTTGAGAAAATGTTATTCTGTCTGGTGCTATATTCATTAAGTCAGATGATGTGGATAAATTTTTATTATCATCTAATCTTAATCTAAATACTAAATCTGTAAATGATGATGATGCGTGATTTCCGTTTATTGCTTTTGGAGCGGCTGTGTGGTTGTTAAATGCTGATTCTGTTAGTGGTGCATTATAATATCTTATTTCTTGTAATGAACCTGTAAACTCTACACCCAAATCACCAAATGAACCAGTTGAACCAAAGAACATATCACCACTTGCAGTCCATTGTCCATTTAATAGTGCGGAAGCTGACGCATCACCTGTGGTTGAACCACTTAAAGTCATTGAAGTTGATGAATCATAAAGAATTTTACTTCTACCAGCTTCGTATTGTTTTACAAATAAATTATATTTTAAACTTGATGTTGTTTCAAATTCATTCTTTACTTCTTGGTCATAACCACTACTTAATTCTCTTGTAACACCTACTGACCAAAACTCATTATTGTAAACCGGGAATAAAGAAGAAGTTACACTTTCAGTTCCTAAAGAACTTGATATTAAAAATTCTACCTTACCTTTATTGTCTGTGGTTGAACCTTCGTCAATTAACCTAACTGCAAATCTTTGGTCTTTGGCTACCAATACTTGATTAGAACTTGAAGCCGCTCTAAATCTAAACTCAATAGTATCTGGTGTTCTTAAACTACCTGATGTTTCTTTCCATTGTGTTTGAATATATTGACTATTTTTAAAATCTAATGCTCTTGTAAATCTTTGTCTGATGTCGAATGTTGGTTGATACTCTTTTACATCTGGTCCACCATACTCATTAATTCTTAATATTGTTGGTGGGATACCATATGAATTAACTAAAGCTTCTATTGACTCTCTTGTTCCTTTTCTTTTTAAAATATAAGGCATACTTGATAACACACGACCCCATATTTCTCTTTCAATATCTTTTTCTGATTCTGTTGAGTAAACTTCATATGTTGATGAAGTTGCTGAACCACTTAATTGATACCCTTTTATGTATCTGTGTAATTCTACTAATTCTTTACCTGATGGTTGTTTCCAACCAAACGCATCTGATATAGTCCAAACTAAATCTTTTGACAATCCTTCAGTTAATTTTTCTCGTCTATCATAAGTGTCTTCAAATGCTTTAATGTAAATTAATAAATTATCAAAATAATGTCCAACCATATCTAAGAAGTCTACAAATGGTTCATTTTCAGAATCTCTTATAATGTGCTCTGGAATTAAATTGACTAAACGATTTGGATTGTTTTGGTCATACAATGAAGCGGAAGTTATATTGTTGTTATACCAAGTTGTAGCGGCCGATGCTGTTACATCTGCTAGTGTATATGGTTTGGAAGAATTTGTTTTTGGCCAAGAGTTGTCAAATTGTAATCCAAATGAACTAGATTCTGCTGATGAACTTTGGTAGTATAAATACTTTTCATAGTGGTCAAAGTTGTTTAAAACACCATTTTTTAATTCTTCATTTTTTGCTATTGCTGAATCGTATACTGATGATGTTGTTGTGGCTTTTACTGCGAAAGATGCACTTTCTAATGAGTATGCTTCATATTGTATTAATTTTGTTCTAAAATTTTGTAATCTTTTTTCTACTGAACCAAATGTTGAAAAGTTTTTATATTCATTATAATCAACATTTATTTCTGCTGATTTACTACCACTTTGTAATTCGTTAAATAAAGAACTTGATAAAAAATTGTTATCAGTATAAATGTCTTCTAGACTTCTTTGTCCAGTTTTTGAATTATTAATATAGTCTATTGATTGTTCTGTTGGTTGTCTTAGTATTGGGTCTCCTAATTCTGCATCTTCAAATGGATATAGTCTTATGGTTTCTCTAATTGGTTCAGACATTTCTTGAACAATGTGAACATTTTGTTTTACTTGAATATTGTTTGGAACTTCGTTATAAGTTTTTAAAACTACTGAGTGTGGTGCTATTTTTACACTATCAACATCAGTCTGTGAATTTACAATTATTGCTTTTTGATTGTTTCCAAAGTCAATCAATGTGTTTAATTTTTTATAATCAAAATTATCATACTTGATAGCCCAATTCATACTTTGGTCAAATGTTTTTGGACTTAATTCATCATTAAGTTTATCACTTAAATTATCTTGTGTAGTTATGATACCTTGTTCAACATCTACATCTACAATTTTTGAAACAAATCTTTGATATAGTTTATTTGGAATAGTTGAAACACCTCCACCACTAGTTCCTGTTCCTGTTCCACTACCACTATTGTCAACAACTTTCCAATTTCCAGGAATTTCATATACTTCTTCACCGGTTGAATCTGGTCCAGATTGTTCTTGGACAAATACTCTTGCTACAATACTCCAATTACCCTCAAAATTTTCAAAGTCAAATGTTATACTAGAATTTTGACTTGGTGGTGCTGGATACAACACTTGTCCATTATAACTAATTAAAAACTGATAACCAGTTATTTGTATTCCGGAATCATTTCCTATTGTTTCTACTTCAATAGTTCCTTTTTTGATTATATCGGTAATGGTAAATGTTTGTAATCCATTTACAAGTGAAAAATTATTTCCGTATTTTAATTTAAATTCCATTAGAAGTTAATCCCTTGTCTTACAAATTGTTCCGCAAATCTTAAGTTTTCAGAACCTTCTGAAACATTATAATCTGGTATTACCACAAACAAGTTTGGTCTAAAAATTGTAAACCCTCGTCTTATACCATTTAATTCATAAGTTAAATTAAATTCTGTACTATATAATCCACCAAATCTTTTGTGGTTGGTTGGGATAGGTAGTGTTCCTTTTGTTCCATTTCCATTAAATTTTTGTTTTGATTCTGATTCAAATACATCACCATTCACTAAATCAACACCTCTCAATTTAACTGATAATTCTGGTTGTAAAAAATCTATTTTGTTTAAATCTGATATTGTTGTGTTTATTTGAAAAGGAAAACCAATAACATTAGCTGTTTTATAACCCATTATAAAAGCTCCGTCAAAAAATAAAAGTCCACTATCTTTTTTAGTTTCTGTAGCTATTTCTAAAAGTTTTCTGTTTTGTCCACTATCAGAATCTATAGCTAGTTCAAAAAAAGTGTCATTTATATTAATGTTGTTTGATGGGTCTTGGTCTCCGCGATTAATATAAGCACTACTACCTGGGCCGTAATGTGTGTTAGCTCCTTTACCACCTATTGTTATTTCAAATCCGTCATTGTTTCTGTTCAAGCTTGTTAAGTCCATAATTTCAAATGCATCATTAATAACAAAATCACCACCAACCATACCTTTATCTAGTTGAATAGAATTATTAACTCCGAGTGTAAATTGATTTGATTGATTTGAATTTGGATTATCAAAATTTACTACATCTTCAGTTGTGTTAGCATAAGTTACAACTTTTTGTTCTGTTAGTGAATTAAATTGATTTTTATATTGTTCATCTTTTATCGGTAAAGTTGCTAATCTTACTTCTTTTTTACTATTTGATATTTGGTGAACATAATATTTATAATCTATTTCTCGTAGTGGTTTTCCTGTTGTTCTTTCAACAACACTACCATCAATCAATACATCATACTCACCAGTATAAATTTCGTTATTTTGATTTACTAAAACTGATTCACTACTTCCGGCTACTTCTCTTAAAAAATTAAATTCTATTTCATAATCTCCGGAAAAATATCCATTTCTTCTCATTATAATTCCTGGATTTATTTTAAACTCTCCACTTTCACCAATGTATTTGTTTATTTCATTAAGTCTTATGGAATCTAATAAAGTTCCATTAGTGTTAAAAATATTCATTTCAATATAATCTCTTGATGATTTACCAAATTCTGTTCCTTCTTCTTTTCCAAGCGTAGTTTTTCTACCTAATGAGATTATATCATAATCTGTATCTGATATTTTTGATTTGTATTTTTTATTTAAAAAGTGTGCCATAATTAACCTGCATTATAAATCATTGGTGAACCTAATGGAATAGAATCTAAATCTTCTCTTTCAACTACTAAAATTTCAAGTTCAATGTATGATGATAAAAGTAGTCCCACATAAGAATTAAGAATTTCTTGTGTTGGAAATTGTCTTCTAACATTGTTTTCTAAATAATAAACTTGTAAATAATTATCAATTTTTTCTTCGTCTGTGTTGACTGAAACTTCATTCCAACCATTTGGTGCTATTATATCACCATTAACTAAATCAATTGTGTATCCATTAGTTCTTTCATCTGGAGTTTTTCTTGATGGTGTTAATAATGTTGGTGTTACTATTGTTCCGTCATCATCAACATTTTGAAATAATCTTGGTTCTAATATATTGTCTTGTGGTTGATTAGCTAATCTAATGGTAGGTAATGATGTTGGTTGGTTTACTAATTCATCTATTGTTGTATCTATTGTTAAATTAAATTTTTCTCCTGTAGAGTAGACTGGATATTGATTTGGATTAACAATATTGTGGTCTTCTCTATCTAAACCAGCTCTTTTAAATGGTTCATTTAATCTAACATCATCATCAATGTTTTCAAAACTTAATAAAGTTCCGTTTCCATCAACTATGTGATTTCTTGTTTCATTATCAATTTGGTCTTGTTGAACTTCATCAAGATAGGTGTTGTATTCATTTTTTCTTGCTTCTTTTCTATCTTGATACCATTGATAGTTTTGTAATTCCTCTTGTGTATAAGGCATTTGTTTACCTCGTTACTTTGAATATGTGGTCATTATCTATAATGTGTTCTACTCTTGTGTTTCCACTACCACTTACTACTTTGTAAAGAAAACGATAGTGTCTTTCTGGTTGAAACGCATTTAAATCTAATCTGAAAAAGTTTCCTGTTCCATCACAACTTAAATAAGAACCTGTTGAAAATGGAATAATAACATCTTCTGACAAAGCATCTCTAACTGAATATTGACTTTGACTCGGAATAAATTTTACCGTTAGATTTTGTGAACTTGTTGAATAAGTTCTTGTTGGAAATCTTTCACGACCATATACTCTAAATTTAACTTTTGATTTTTCTTTATATTCCTCTCTTAAACCTGACATATAAACCATAACTTCATCAACATCATCTGCATCTAATGTAGATAGTGAACCTGTATTAAATACTGAGTCGTCATATTCAACTTCTAATTTAGGTGGATATATTGTATGTGTGTCTCTTGAAAAGAATGCAAAATTTCCAAGTCTGCTTGTGCTTCCCTCGTCAGTATTACTATCTAAATTACCAATACTACCAGAGCGTTTAACAATAAACCCTTCATTAGCTATAGAACTACTCAACCATTTTTTTGTAATATCTGTTACATCCATTCTCATATCAGTTGTTTCGTGATTGAATGATTGTGAAGCTTCAAAACCACTTCCACTAAACCAAGTTCCACCTGTATTATTTGAACCACTTACCCATTGTGTTCCTGTTGTTTCTCCGTCACGATATCTCCAAGAACAACCATCAGTAGTTGCTGGTTGGTCGAAGAATCTACCATCACCTTGAATCCAAGACTGACTTACTGGATAAGCATATAATGATTGACTTGTTGTTAATTCTTTTGAATTAGCATCAAATAAATTTAAATAGAATCTTGCATTTTCAGGAATAGTTCCTGCTACAATTGATTCAGATATATTAGTTATGTCAAATTTGATAAGTGTTCTTGAAGTATTAATGACTGAACCATCTGCGTTCATATCTTTACGAACTTCTAGTATTTCATCTAAACCGGTATTTCTACTTTGAGTAGCACTACCTTCGTAAAGTGTTGAGTCTTTTTCTGCGAAACTAAAAAAATGCATTATTAGTATCCTCCTTGATTAGTATTTGTTCCAACAACTTCTCCACGAATATCTTTTAGTGGAAACTTAACTTCGAATATACTTGGGTCTAATGACGGGTATAAAATTCCATTTTTTAAAGCTCCACCAACATCATATCCATTACCACTATATCCTTCAGAAGTTCGGTATTTATTTACTATATTAATATCTGTTACTGAAGCTACACCATCTACTAATGATATTTCGTATCCTAAATCGCTTAATACTATTGGTTGATTTATTTGCCAATTATCAATGTTAAAAAATTCTGATACTCTTTCGTTTACTAATCCAAGAACTTGTTCTTGAACAAAGTTTGATTTAGTAATGATTTTATAATCAACACCTATATTAATTATGTATCCGTTTTTGATGTTTATCGCATCAGTAATGGGTCTGAATCTTCTTAAGTAAGTTTTTAAATTTTCTTTTACTGCATCATTTACAATTGATAACTTTCTATTAGAATTATATCCTAATACATATAGGTTTAAAGCTAGTGGATTAGGTATTCTAGTTTGTATTTCAGAAAGTGGTTTACCAACATCATCTTGTGTTATTGTATAACTTGATTGTGGTGTTCCACTTAATTGGTCATCTTGAACAATGTATGCTTTTGCTATATTACCATACTTATCAGGTAATGCATAAGTTCTAATAATATAATCTTCTTTGGTAACTGCTCTACCTTGAGCTTGGAAAAACGCTTTTATGTTTTCTCTTAATTCTTCTACACTCTCTGCACCAAGACCACCTGATGAAGCTTCTGGATTAGAAATTCTAACTGATTGTTTTACGGTATCTAATGTTGACTGACTTAAATTAGTAGAATCTATTTCTAATGTGATACTAGAGATTTTGTTAATTTCATCAACACCAACATTGTCTTGAACTCCACCACCAAATTGATAAGAAATTGTTAATGTTGTATTGGAAGGTGCTAATCCGTATGTTTTTGTTTTTAAAAAATTACTTGGGTCAAATGTTTCGTAAATTTTTGAAGGACTATCTGGTAGATTAGAACCAACATTATCAGGATTTGGTATAATGTCTTCATCTGCATTATCACTAACTCCTGCTCCAAATCTTAATTCTGTTTTTCCATCGGGTCTTCTATAAGTTGTAAATCTTCTTGATACTCTTTTTAGTTTTAATAAATAAGGAACATCATCTGAATATTGTGCTAACTCTGAATCATTGTTTGAATTATTTTCAACTTCGTCAAATACGGTATCTTGTGCTAATGAATCAACTTCGTTCCAATTATTTCCATCAGAATCAACCACACTTATAACATCTATAATGTTAGTATTTGATAATTTAACTCTTGAATATTTTTTAGCATTAGTAAAAGTAAAATCTTCACTCGTAACAGCACCACTTTGTGCTTGGACTTGTTTTTTTAATAAATAAAATGTTGGTGATTCGTTAGTATCTGTTTCAAATACCGTAGTAACTCTTGGTGAAGAAGTTGTGTTGTTGTATCTAAAATCACAACCTTGTATTGTTCTGAAAGTTACTCCGTCTGATGTTTCAACACGAGCTCCTACCGGAATATTTAATGCATAATCATAATCAGGTTCTATAC